AAATATTCTCTATCTGTGTATGCAAATATTCTACCATCTGCATCTCTCCATAACCAATCATGCCCCCAATATTCTCCACCTTCGTTCCAAAAAGGACCTGCACCTTCAATCTCTCTAAGGTCACCAGTAACAGGATCTATCTCATACAGTTGCTGATGAATCCAATCTCCGTTCTCATCTTTCATTGTTGGATCAAACCACATATTGTCATCTATACCAAACGCATCTTCAGCAAAGTTCCACCATTGTCCTCTGTACCAAGTAGTATCTAATATCACAGCATCAAATCCATAAACAGGATGTTGTCTGTGTTTTAGTCCGACACTCATATGTACAGGTCCAACTGATTTTTTTAATCTAGCATCACCTTGTGAATATAAAACATCCTCTAAACCAAATTCGGTATAACCACCTTTAATCATAAACCAATCACCTACATACCTTAACCAATATTCTTGATTAACATAATCATCACCCCATTGACGACCTTCAGTCCATTTGACTAAATATTCCCATCCTTTAACAGGTCCGACTGTTGCCATCTCATTAGCTGATTGTTCAGAACCATCATACCACATACCACCTTTACCAGCGTTCTTAACGCCTCGTTTAGGTTCGTATTTAAATCTACCTATTTTTCTTAAACCAAAAGATTTTTGGAAATCTGGTTTGAGTTCTCTTTTGTCTCTTTTAAATTCCAATACACCCGTAGACAAACCACCAACAATAGCAAACCTATCGTCTTGGTGTCTTGGTGCGTTTAAACTAAAACTAGCATAAGCTGTGGAATACTTAAAAAAGTTTAGTATAATCTCTTGGCTAAACAAAGATGAGGTCAATAAAAAACCTATTACAAGTTTCTTTAACATCTGTTCTCTCCTATTTTTTAATTAACCGAGTGTATCTCCTGTATCATCTACAAAATGAGATGAACCACTTATTACAGGTGGTGTTGGAGCTACATAATACTCTGAACCAGTTAGATGTCCAATCAGTCTACCTTTTATAGCAGTAAGATTTGCATCATCTGCTAAGTTATGGTCAACGAACTGATGATACTGTCCATCTGAACCTGATACTCTCAATACCCAATAAGCAAAGTTACCATCGGTAAACTCTTTTCTAGCCGACTCTAACTTTGAGTTTTGAGCTTGTGCTTCTGTAAAATGTGCCATTATTTTCTCCTATGTAACTTTACAACTATAAATATTAGTTTGTATCAAATCTTATTACAAAACTAAGGGACATTTCTTTATCATTTTTTATTGGTTTAGCTGTTTTTCCTATTGCCATAAGTTCATCATTATCATTATACAATCCAATAGTTGTCACATAAGTGGCAAAATCAGAATGTGTTGCCTCACCTATTAACTCTGTTCCAATTTCATATTGTTTATTTTGAAAAGAATTAGTAGCAAAACCAACAAGTTCATATGGAAATTTATCCTCATATGTTCCCACGAAAACATTAGAATTAAAATCAGTTCCATGAAATGCAACACTACTACTTTGTCCTACTTTTAAACTTCTATTTGTTGTGTGTAAAAAATCGTCTTCTTCTACTCTACATACATATTCTCTTTCATATATTGTTTGAGTCGAATCAAATGTAAGATTAAAAACACCATCACCTACTGATGAGTACGAACCTGTATCTGTAATTACTAAAAATCCATCATCATAAAATATATTACCAACTACACTACCACTATTACTAGAAGCTGGTTGTCTACTTGCATAACTAGAACTAAATGCAACATCATATAAATTACCATAACCATCATCTTGTAAAACTATTTGTGGACTAGTACTATTATCTACAAGTCTTATAGATTTTTTACGAATAGTTTCACCATATAACTCTTGTGGTACAGATACTACAGTCGCCGAATCGTGTAACTGTCTAGTATATGGTCTTCTTAAATTTATTGATGATGGTTCTACTGTAGTGTCATATAAGTGTCTTACTTTTCTATATTCTACTATACCACTTTTATCTTTTGGAACACCATTAATGTAATCGATTACACCAGCCATCTGATTTATATCACGGTAGTATAAGGTATTAATTGTGTAATAAGTTGGTATTTTAAAATATTGATTACCTGATAAGGTCACAGATGGTGACGTGTTATCCCATCCATATAAATTAGAATCACTTCCTTTAGTTATTTGTACAGAATATACTCCACTACCACTATCATTATTCGTCACCGTAAAAGTTTTATGAACTTCAAACGGTGAGATTAAGATATCATCGGATTCGAGATTCTTGAATTTCATAGTAGAACCCCTTAAAAATCAAGTTTTACTTTTATTAAGGCTTCTCTTGCTCTTGATTTTAATATTGGTTTACTCAACTTAGCTATAGCTACTAATTCATTAGCATTATTGTACATACCTACAGTTGTGATGTAAGTTTTAGGATCTGTTTTCATACCTGGTATAATTTCTTTTACACCTGCTACTGATTGTGTATAGTAAGTCTCATTTGTTGTAGAATTAAAATTATTAGAAGTAGCTCTAACAAAATAATGAACTGATGTGATTTCCTCTTTTCTTTTCATTTGAAAATAAGAACCATTCACAATAGAATCAAAAAATAGTCTGTTATTTCTATCATCAGAATTTGAACCACTTTTTGTTAATAATCCTAGTGGAGCTGCACTCAATCTTTCAGGATTTAATATTAACGCTCCTAAACTTGGATAGAATGTTCCGTAAGAACCTATTGTAGAATCTTCTGCAGAAGCGGCAGTATTAATGGTTGTTCCACCAACCAAAGTACCACTAACAATATTATATTCTGGTGAAAAGTTTCTTGTGACAGAATTACCACCTTTATTGACTGAAGAGTCATCAATCAATCTTATTGTATTAGAACCATTATTTAATCTTAACTCCCAACCACCTGGTTCAACTGCTTCTCTCATTCTTGCTCTGTTTATTGTAACAGCATAAAACTGTTTAGATGTAGTATTACCTTGAAATGTAAAGTTTGTTGTTTCAGGTGGATTAATTAAATTATTAAATTGTCCAAAAACAGCAGCGGTTGTTCTGTCACCAGAAGCACCTTTTGTTCCTAAAGAACCACTACCTTCTCTATGACCATAAACCACACCAAACTGAACTGAAGCTGAAGCATTAGCTGATGGATCGTATCTATACACATCTATGTTATAATCACCTGTGTTTGTATATTGAGTAGATGAACTAAAAAATGATGTTAGATTAGAAGCACCATCTTGCCATATACCTGATGTTACTATTCCGATATCTTCGGTTACATCTTCTCCTGTAAAATTTTTATATGCCATTTTTTATGTTCTCCTATTTTAGTATACTGGACCCATTCCACCAGAAGATTCGTCTTTTGGATCAAGTTGTCCAGATAATGATGGTGGATCTTGTTTTTTATCAGGTGGTGTTGTTGACGCAGCATCTGCTTTAACAGTAATCGACACGGTTTGCACTAGACCTGAAGATTGACCTTGTATAGTCAATGTGGTTGTTGCATTAGTATTAATTGATTGTGTTCTAAGTACAACTGATGGTGCAACTTTATTTTTAATTGCTCCTTCACCACTAAATCTTACAATGTTAGTATTTTCTATTATAAATATATAGTTTTCTGATGGTGAACCAACTGTTGTTGGTGATATTGAAATATCAGTATCTTTATCAAGATTAGTATAACTAGTACTATCAACATTTAGAGATGAACCAGCCTGTGTCTCGTTTACTAAAAAACTACGAAAACTAGTTCTATTTGGTGTTGCTTCTAATAAAGACATATTCTCTATCACAGCACCATAAGAATCAGTTCCATTAGGATGAGTAACATCATACAAAGTATAATCTATTTCTTCGTCACTCAAAGCAAATTTTGTTATGTTTAAATCACCACCAGCTGCTAATATTTCTCGACCTCTTTTTGTCAATATTGCATCTACGGTAATACTTGAATTATCCAAAAATCCCATAATTTTATCTCCAAAGATTGTTGTGTTGATATAACTTTTCTATAAATAAATATCGATGATTAAATTTTTTGTACATTTTTTATCTTCTAGGCTTACGTCTACGTTTTGGTCTTATTTTCTTTTTACCACTTTTTTGGTTAATAGATAGTTTTGAAATACCCTTAGTAGTTGGTACTGCTACTGTCGGTGCTGTCTGTGTCACTATGAACGGTAAATCACCATCTATTGTAGTATCAGAAGTATTTTTTACACCTTCATAAAACATCCTTCTAAACGATGTATAATTTTGATATTCTGCATCTAAATCAGTTTCATGTAATGACCTAGAATTATATAAATTGTAAAATCTATCTATACTATATTTAGAACTTTTAGCATAATCACCAGAACTTGAATAGAAGAATTTATATTCTTGATTGTGTTCTGATATTTTTTGATTCATTACCATAGCTCCTGTGGCTTCTTGGTAAATAGAATCAGGACCTCCTTGTGTGACACTACCACTAATGTATAAATTTCTATCATCGTAATTATCATTAGCTGAAAATTTGTATAATGATGGTTTTAAGAAAGTATCTGAAGAATCTATCTCACCTTCATAATTAGGATATTCAGCTTCTATTTTTAAAACAGAATGACTAGCCTCTTGGTTAACTCCATCCTCATCTGTATTGAAATGAAAATTTGTTAGATTTATTTTAGAACTATAATCTATCTGTGTAAACGATGGGTTATTTCTTTGCACAGGATTCTTTGACCTTTCAAATATATTAGGCTCAATTACAGTTCCTAATTGTGCTTTAGACCTCATAGGTATTAATTTTCTAATATTTTTAAACACAGACTGGTCATAGTATTTTATTAGATGCATATAATCCCAAAAGTCATTATTACCTGTATACTTTTGGAAATATTTGTTTGCAGATTCTTTTAAATCTCTATATTGTAATTTAAAATTGTCTCTAGGATCTCCTAGTAGTTGATTGAAGTCTAAATTAGCAAATGAAGATATAATATCATCATTAACAACATCTGTTGGTGAAAAATATATACCTACTTTTGGTGAATCTACTGGTGAAAAATCATTTGAACTAAAATCATATCTTTCAGTTGTACTTAGACTAGCACCACTACCACTTAAAAAATTATCCTCTATTCTTATTTTATCAGTATTTCTTCTGTTAGGTCCATAATTAGGTATAAATGTTTTAGTTTGGTCAACAACTGACTCAAAAGTATTTAATCCACCAAAACCAAAAGAATAACCAGGTGTGGTTGTTGTTTGATTAGAACTAACATCACGTATGGTGTCACCATCAGATAGTGTAGTATTATCATCGAAAGAATACCTAACAACTAAACTTTCGTATGAAGAAGATGGGGTGTTTCCAACATATGATTTAGGATCACTTACATGATTATCAAAAAACTGTTCTTTTAATGTTTCGTTCCATAACCTAAACTCCATTAAGGATCCTGTAAACTGATTACCAAACTCATCAGTTGGTTTACCACCTATATATAAATCACCACTACCAGTCCAAGAAGCATTGTATGATGATGATGCTGTATTTGAGCCAGATATGTAAAGTGATGCATTTGATGATTGTATAATTCTATCTAAACCAGATGAAAACTTTTTAACAAATAATTGATAATTTACTCCATCTGAAATACTATCAGTATTTATTGGATTTTTTCTCAAAGAAACATCATCCCAAAAAATAGTAGAACCAGGTTTCATGTTTTCAAATCTTATACCTAATTTAGATGTGTTAGGAAATCTTATAGTCTTCTCTACGACAATTTGTTTCCATTCATCTTCTACTAAACCAATAGTTTCAGAACTTTTTAACCCACCTAAAGATGTTATGGATACTTGACTAGAGTTTACATCCTCGTCCCAATTTACCACATTTTCGTTAGAATCTAATTCAAACATTCTAAGTCTACCAATGGAATCTACAGTACTACCAGATGCCTTTCCATATGCAGAAAATATATAAGTTTCACCCTCACTTACAGAGGCCACAGATACTGATTGTGAGCCAGAATTAAATCCTAAAGTATATGATGTGTTATTAGAATCTAATGTAGAAGTGTTACGATGTCGTAAACTTTTTGTTCCTGTTCTAGCTACATTTGAACCACTAACTATTTCTACATCACCAAATACAGCACTACTTGAGCCAGATATAAATGGTGGATTAAATAATGTTGTTGTATCAAATGATGGATGTTTAAAAAGTTCTAAATTTACTTTTTGTTTTTTTAACATTAAAGAATAATACTCACCATCATAAACAGGTAGTAAAGAAGAACTAACGGTTTTATATCCATCAGAACCAGAAAGAACAAATGCCACAGTTCCCATATTATCTGTCTCACCATTATCTTTTAGTTTTATAGCCCAATCAGTATCTTTTTGTATGAGTACTTGGTCTGAACTATTAACAGACCTAAATCTAAGTTCTACAGTTTCAGGTTTTCTACTAGTAGTAGAATCATCTGACCAACTACCACTAACATATTGTGCTCCTCTAAATCCAAGAGCCCTTGTAAACTTTCGTTTAGTTTCGAATGGTGCTCTTTGTACTTTAGTGTCTAATCCACCATACTCTCTAACCTTTAAGATAGTAGATGGTATACCATAACAATTTAATATTGCTTTTAAAGAAGCAACTGTACCCTTTGATTTTAATATAAAAGGCATACTTGCGATTAATCTTTTTGTTATCTCCTTTGAGACATCAGCTTCAACTGGTGAATCTAAAGAGCCAGACGTATATAGTGAATATGAATTACCACTTAATTTTCTACCAAAACCATATCTACTTAAATCTAACAAATCCTTTCCATCTTGTGTATTCCAACCCAATGATTTAGCTAAATTAAAAACTAAATCTTTTGAAAAACCATCTTCCAAATCCAACCTTCTATCTGTAATATCAGATATTGCTTTTATGTAAGACCAAAGTTCATCAAACTGTTGACCAACCATATCCATAAAATCTAGAAATTGTGAATTATTAGAATCTTCTCTTACATGTTCTGGTAAAAGATTTACTAAACGATTTCCGTTTTCTTGGTCATAAAATGAAGCACTATATAACTGACCAGTTTTATTAGATATAGAACCATACCAATCTACAAACGAAGAATCTGATGAACTTACAGGTTTATATGGATCTTCATATGTTCCATTACCATCTTTAGGCCAAGAAGCATTTGGAAATACTCCTATTGAACTAGAAACGTAAGTTGATTTTGTATTGTATAAATAATCTTCATATCCATCAAAATTATTTTTTATATCTCTTATTTTATTATGATGTATTTTTAAATCAGCTTCACCGTTAGTTAAACCTACAAAAGAAGCACTTAAAGCTGTTTCTTTCTCTATTTGTTCAATTTTATATTTAAAGTTTTCAAGTCTTTTTTGTGCAGAAGAAAAGTTGATAAAATTTTCATACTGAGAATATTCTATAGATAAGTCTACAGGAGTTTCTTTTAAAAATTTATCTTCTATTTCATCTTTTAATCTACCATCTGTAGTAACTAAGTCATCATAACTTTTAAATTCAGTTTGTCTTTTTGTTATAGGTGAATTTTGTGGTAAATTGTCTTTTGGTATTAATACTTGAAAATCTTCATCTTCTTGTGCGTATCCAACCAACTCAACCGTTTCCATTAGAGGTGGTAACATTTCACGAACAACATGAACTTGGTCACTATCTGTTATATCATCTGGTAAAGGTTCATAAGTTTTATAAACAACTGAATATGGTAATTGTGGTATAGTTTTATTATCTACTTTTACGTTTGTAACTAAAATTCTTTTATCATCACCAAAATGTAAATATGTGTCCAAGTCTTTTCTATCTAAAGATTTGTGTGAAATTATCCAATTATCAAATGTTTCATTTGGTTGTTTATTATTCCAAACCGCATCTTCATCAGGTTCCATTGGATTAATTCTATCAATTAAATCTTGATAACTTTTATCTATTTGTATAGTGTCACCACTAACATTAGTAATTTTTGCAACAAATGGTGCGTATGTTAATGTGAACGGTGGTGGTACAAAAGTTTCTCTGTTTTGAGCATCAATAGGTAATTCTGGTATTATACTTAGTGGAATAGTACCTAGTTCTTCTTCACCTACATCCATAAAACCATTATCACGTTCTACACGTTTTTCATGAACAACTCGTATTTCAATAACTGTTATTGAGGTTAATAAATCTGGATAATCACCTTCATTTAATCTATAAGTTTGTCTAGGACCTTGTTTTACACCACCAACTTGTTGACCATCTCTATACATATACCACAATATACTATCAGCCTCACCAACGTCTACTGCGGTATCATCAATTTCCATTGTAAATGGTTCATTATACACTACTATTCTTGATGGAACTAGTTGACCATCATCATAAAACCCTTCCTCTGCAATTATATTACCAAGGTCAATTGATTTCTGTTCATTTAACTGACCACTAGGTCCACCTAACTCTTCTACTGGTGTTGTATCAACAGGAGTTGGTTGAGGAAAAAATATTGGTAATTCTTTATATGGTTTACTCATTATGAAACCACCCAAATAAAAGCTGGAAGTGCTGTTGTACGACTTACATTACGAGTATTATCTTTGACTGTTAATTGAACTCCAATATGAGTATCTTTACTATAACAACCAACCCTTAATCTACATCCAGGTCTTGAATTTTCTGCATATGCAGTTCTATCAAAATCATTCGGAGAAACAGTTTTCTTTGCTACCATACCAGCTCCACTAGTAGCTTCATCTGCATATCGGTTATCTCCAATTTCACTACCTCCAAATATTTTTATATTTCCTTTTAAATCAGTGCCATCAGTACCAAATTTTCTGTTTAATTCATATTTTCTACTATTACTTCCACCATCTCTATCCCAACCAAATACTTCCCAAGTATATTCAACGGCAGAGTCTGATTCAAAAACAGAATTACTTTCGAAATCAAAAATTACAACTCCACCTTGTTTAGATGCTTTAATATAATTAAAAATTTCTGCACTGGCCATATGATAAACATTATAAATTCTACTTGAAAAATCACCTATCTGTGCAACTTGTGAAGCTAAATCAGTATGAACTAAGGATAAACCTAACTCATAAGCCTGTCCTGTATTACTATCTTGTCTAAGGTAACCAGCAACAAAATCACTCGTTATCTGTTCACCTGTTAATGGATTTATTATAATATCATCATAACTTAATCCTTCAAAAAATTGGTGATGTCTTCCAAGATATCTATCTCCAAACTGATTGTTCTCATTTCTTAATTCAGTACCAGTCTCAATTCCAACCATTCTAAAACTACTTCTTAATTCATTACCATTGACAACTTCATAATCAACATATCCTAAGTCTTCTCCACTTTTAGGTATTGTGTTATCATTTTTAGCAATAACAAAAAAATTAGGAATAATTATTTTACCACCTTTCATGGACTGGTCAAATCTACCCTCACTCATACCAGTAGTGCTTATAAACTTTATCTCTTTTGAAGTAGATTTTTCCTCTGCTGTTCCCACAAATTCAACATTACTCATTGGAGTTTCATCAGCTTGAAATTTTGTCTCCTTTGAACCTAATTTATAAAATCGTCTTAAATAATCTTCATCTTTAATGTTTTGTGTTATCAATCTTAACTCTGTACGTGAGTCTGATATTTCATGTATATTATATTTATTTTCTTTTAAAAATAATGAACTACCTATTTCATTCTCATCAATCTCACCACTAATAATATTTCCATTAGTATCAGTAACCACAGTTTCGAATGAACCAGCAACTTTTCTTAAAAAATTATATAATACCTTAAACCTACCTCTATCATAACCCATTTTTCTTAATACTGTACCAGTTTTTATTTTTATTCCACCTTCTTCTTCGTCAAAAAAATAATCAGTAGGTTCAACAACACCAGATTCTAAAAAATTATTTTGAGTATCATAAATTAAAACTTCTATATAATCATCTGATGTTCCAAACGGAGGTCCTAAATAATTATCACTTTCAGTACCGTGTTGAACTGTGTCATTACTTACTAATAATTCAGCATCTTTATCACTAAGATTAGTGGTCTTTGAAGCATTTAATAAATCAAGAAATGATTGTTGTGCAGAAGCTGCTGCATTTCTTCTAGCCTGTATACTTTTTTGTTGTGCTTGTCTTTTTTTAGACTTCGCATAATAATATGCTGCTACGTAACCCCAAGGCATTATACTGGCTCCCCTTCTGGTATACTATCCACTACATCATCAGATAATGTTTTTACTTTTTTCCAATCTCCCTCAAACGCATAAAAACTTTGTAAATCAGGAAATGGTCTTTTTTGATTGTTATCTATAAGCCATTTTCTAGGATCATTTGGATTGTTTGTTGTTATCGTATTTCCATTTTCTAATCCATCTGGTAATGGATCTGCAATTTCTACTTCTATTAATTCTTTAATACCTCTATCAATTAGGTTTTCAGAGTTTCTATTTTTCACAGTTTTGTTTAATGGTCGTGATTGTATCGAACAAGATTCTGTTTCTATTAATTTTTTAAAATCAGTATATCCTGTTTGTTCTTCCACTTCTGTTCTGTTTAATTCGGTTTCCAATGTAGAGTACTCAGGATTATTATTTAAAACAGCATCCTCTATTCCTAAACGTGTTGATATATCTTCAAAAGAATATAGAACATCATTATCATCTCTAAAGAAATCTAAGGCTCTATTAACCAACACAGATAAATATTCACTTCTGAGTTTGTCTATAAAATTATTATAGAACCCAACATTTGATAACTCTTCCTTTGTATAAGGCATTACTGAGTGACCTTGAATGTGAATCCTTCATTAAAATATTGGTCAAGTTCGTCAACACCACTACCACTTTGGATTCTAAATTCTAAACGATAGTATCTCTCAGGTTGATAACCCATTAAATCCAACATAAAATAATTACCAGTAGAATCACAACTTAACTTAGAACCACTACCATAAGGAACTATTACCTCATCAGTTTCTGCATCAAGTATAGAGTAAAAAGACGAACCACTTGGTAAATATTTTACAGTTAAATTTGATGGACTACTAGAATATGTAGCTTCAGGAAATCTTTCCCTACCAACCAACCTAAATTTGGCTCTTGATTGTTCTTTATATTCTGGTCGTAATCCTTTCATATAAATTACCATATCTTCCATATTAGCCATCGTAAGAGCTGATAAAGAACCAGTTGACCATTTAGAATCATCCCAAACTGTTTCTAATGTTGGTGGATATTTTGTATGAGTGTCTGATGAGAAAAAGGATAGATTACCAAACCTAGTTGTGTTTCCCTCATCAGTATTTGTATCTGTATTAGCAACACTACCACTTCTCTTAACTACAAATCCATGATTAGGAACAGTTCCACCTAACCATGTATTCATTATATCAGTTACATCCATTCTTATATCTGATGTTTTATGATTGATAGAGTGGGAAGCTTCATATCCACTTCCTGTGTACCAAGAACCACCAGATGAACTAACAGCACCCCAAAGAGTTCCGTCTGTTGCACCGTCTCTAAAATTCCAACTACAACCCTCATCGGTAATTGGATTATCATATGAGTTTCCTTGTCCCATTATCCAAGATTCACTAACAGGATATGCATATAAACTTTGTGATGTATTTAAATTTGTAGATTTTGCATCATATAAGTTAAGATAAAAAGACGGATTGGTTATTGTACCGTTTACAATTGAAGCTGATATTTCACTTAAATTAAATCTTATTAAAATACGAGACACATTTATATTATCACCAGAATCACTAACTGATTTTTGTATTTCTAGTACTTCATCCATACCTGAATTTAAACTACCAGTACCTTGATATAAAGTTGCATCTTTTTCTGCAAATGTAAAATAATGCATCTATTTACTCCCTCACTCCTAGATTATCACCCAATACTTTTCCCTTAATATCTGTGTTAGGAAACTTAACTTCAAATATACTTGGATCTAAAGCTGGATACAAAATACCACCTCGTAATGATGAATCAATATCAAAGAAATTACCAGAATATCCTTGAGCCAACTGATACTTGTTTTCAATTACGATTGGTAAATTTTTCGAATTATTTTCTGTTGGATTAACAACAGTAGCTACACCATCGACTAAAGATATTTCATAAACTAAATCCGCAAGAACTATTGGTTGTCCTATTTGCCATCTATCAATATCAAAGAAATTTTGAACTGTAGATATACATCTTAATAAAACTTCTTGTTTATTAAAACCCACTTTTGTTAATATTGCAAAATTAATACCTATATTAATTATGTAAGCATCTTTAATATTTATGGCATCAGTAACTAATCTATACTGTGATAAATAAGTTTTTAAATTTTGTTTTGTTGTTTGTGTTAATGGTGATAACTTTTTGTTAGAATTAAATCCAAGAGTATACATATTCATTGCCAGTGGATTTGGAATATTATTGACTTGTAAATCTTTTAAACTCTTACCAACATCTGAATCAGTTACCTCTCTTTCTAATGTTTCTAACATACCAACTTTACTTAACTGTTCGTCTTGTGACATATGAATTTTTGCAACCGTGCCGTACTTAGGTGGTAGAGAGTATGCCCTTACAATATAATCATCTTTAGTTACTGCTCTCTGTTGTGATTGAAAATAAGCTAAAGCGTTTTCTCTTGTTTCTCTAGTAGTTTCACCAGAGGAACCACCAGTTGCTGGTTTTGGATTACTAAATGATACAGAATCTTTTGACTCTTGTGCTAATGAAGTAGATAAACCAGTTTCATTAATCGTAAAACTTATAGGTCCTAATTGATTAACATCACCAACATTTACATTATCATCAACACCACCACCATGAGTATATTCTATGGTAAGTGTTGTATTTGCTGGTGCCATACCAAATGTACTTGTTTTTAAAAAGTTAGAAGGATCGAAAGCAGTTGTTAAATAAGACGGACTACCAGGTAAATTAGAACCTACATTTGTTGGATTAGGAATAATCTCTTCATCAGGATTGTCTGATATACCAGCTCCAAATCTTAAAATAGTTTCGTCATTTTCATTTATGTAAGTTGTAAATCTTCTTGATACTCTTTTTAATTTTAAAATATAAGCTACTTTTTCCCTATCACCAACAGAAGAAGGATCGTTAGCAGAATTATTTTCCATATCTTCAAATACAGTATCTCTTGCTAGAGAGTCAACCTCATACCATTTATTTCCATCACTATCTGTACAAGATATGATTTCAATTACATCTGCATTATTTAATCTAATTTGTGAATATTTTTCTGCAGAACCAAAATCAAAAAACTCAGTTGTGATTTCTCCACTTCTAGCTTTAACTTTTTTCTTTAATAAAAACTTTGTTGGTTCACCACCATCTGTTTCAAAGATTGTAGTATCTCTAGAATCATAAGAACTAGAGAATTTAAAATTAACATCTTCTAAAGTTCTAAATGGTGTTCCGTTAGAACTAGCGTTAATTTCAGTTCCCCCATCTATTGTTAAAGCATATCTATAATCAGGTTTACCATTAAGAGCTGGAACTGTTTGAAATACATCAAGGACAACTTCTGATGGAGATGTTGTTTTTGGTTTATATCCAAAAGATTGTGCAATATTATACACATTACTTTTTTCTTCAGCATAAGCTAAAAGTGTTTCTCTAAATTGTGCATCAATGTAATACGAAAGAACGTCACCAACATAAGCTGCCATTTCAATGAACATCATACCTGGTGACGCTTCATTAAAGTCATTATATGTATCTGGAAAATACTGTTTAGCAAATTCTATAAGATTTGATTTAAAATCACCAAAATCTTTGTTTAAATAATTTATTGATTTTACTGAGTCTTTTTGTACACTTGTTCTAGCCATTAATATCCTCCAGGTCTACCACTAGTAGAACCACCAGTAGAATCA